GTCACGCGCTCGGGAAATGAAATTCTCGGATTAAAAGCGGCTTCCGTGGAGTGCAAGTTGGGGCGATACGCGCTAATGTTGAGGGATGATGGTTGACGCGTCAGCAAATAGCGTTCGTCGAGGCGTATTTGGGGCCGTGCTCCGGGAACGCGGCGGCGGCGGCGCGGATTGCCGGCTACAAGAACCCGGCGACGCGCGGCTGCCAGCTGCTCGGGGATCGGGCGGTGCGGGCGGCCATCGACGAGCGACTCCGGGCGAGTGCGATGTCCGCGGACGAGGTGCTCGCCCGGTTGACGGAGCAGGCGAAAGGCTTACCTGGTCCCTGCTACCAGCTCACCGACGCGGGGACGTTGAAGATCAACTGGGCGGCGGTCCGGGCGTTGAACCTGCTGCATCTGGTCCAGGAAGTCATGGACACCCAGTATGGGCAGCGGGTGAAGCTGGCGGACCCGCAGCGGGCGTTGGAGATGCTCGCCCGGTTCCACGGCGTGGCCGGCGAGAAGCAGCACGTCACCTTGCTGCAGAAGGTCAGTCTCGAGGTCCAGCAACTTCCTGATGCAGATCTACTGGCCATCATCGCAGGACACGGCGCAGCTCAATATCCGGCGGCGCTGTGCGCTGGCGGAAGCGAGGCGTCGGGGCTTGGTGATCCCGACACAATCGACGCAGAGTTTCTGCCCGCAGACCCCACACCCGAGGCAGCGTGATTTCCTGGCGCTTGAAGCGCGAGAGGCGCTGTATGGGGGCGCAGCTGGTGGAGGTAAGAGTTCGGCGTTGATGATGGGGGCGCTCCAGTATGTCCACGTCCCCGGGTATTCCGCACTCCTGCTCCGGCGGGCGTATGGAGACCTGATCCTGGCGGATGCGATGATGGACCGGGCGCGGCAGTGGTGGGGTGGGACGGCGGCCACCTGGCGGGACAGTGAGAAGACGTGGCACTTCCCGAGCGGGGCGAAGGTCACTTTCGGATACTGCGATCACGAGGCGGACAAGTATCGCTACCAGGGCGCAGCCTTCCAGTATCTCGGGGTGGACGAGGCAACGCAGTTTTCCGAGAGTCAGTATCTCTACCTGCTTTCCAGGCTCCGGCGGCTGGAGGGGTCGGACGTGCCGGTCCGGGCGCGGCTGGCGAGCAACCCTGGGGGCGTCGGGCACGAGTGGGTGAAGGCACGGTTCGTCAAACCCGGCGATCCGGAGCGGCCGTTCATCCCCGCGTTCATCCAGGACAACCCGAGCCTGGACGGCAGCGATTACATGCTCTCGCTGAACCAACTCGACCCGGTAACGCGGATGCAGTTGCTTCACGGCTCCTGGGATGTGCAGGCAGAAGCCGGGATGTTCAAGCGCGAGTGGTTCCGCGTGGTGGACGACGTGCCGAACAACCTGCGGCTGGTGCGGTATTGGGACTGGGCGGCGTCGGCAAACCACGGGGACTGGACGGCCGGCGCCCTTTTGGGGATCAGCCCCGACAAGCGGCTCTGGATCCTGGACGTTCACCGCGTCCAGGGCGACCCGGCCACGGTGCAGAGAACCATCCAGGCGATTGCCTCACAGGATGGCCGGCACGTCGAGATTGGGATCGAGCAGGAGCGGGGATCCGCGGGATTGATCGCTATCGAATATTACCAGCGCGAACTGCTCCAGGGGTATCGGGTTCGGGGGAACCGATGCACCGGCGACAAGGTGACCCGAGCCGCGCCGTTGAGCGGGCAGGCAGAAATTGGCAACATTGCGATGTTGCGGGGGTCTTGGAACCGTGAGGTTCTCGATGAGCTTCAGGCGTTCCCTACGAAGGGGGTTCCGGATGATCGCGTGGATGCGCTCTCCGGAGCGTTTCAGTTGCTTTCGGGCGGGAGCCGGTTCACGCCTGGGTTTGCCACGGCCGCGCGGCCGACGGGGGTAGCGTGATGGCGTTCTGGTCCGAGTGGTTCCGTCGCGCACCGTCCGCACCCCCGGCGATACCCGGCCGGCGCGAAGTCGGGATGACGGCCACCGGCCGCCCCACCTACTCCACGCTCCTCGGCGGGTACTCCACGCTCCCGCGGCCGCAGTCACTCCGGCTGCTCGGCCAGTTCCACGCGGCGATCCCCACGCTCCCCCGGGCTATCTACGTGCTGACGGATCTGGTCGGGTGCCCCTGCCTCGTCGGGGAGTCCGAGGCCGAGACGAAGCAGCTCAACGCCTGGGCGACGGGGCTCAAGTATGGCGGGATGGCCGGCGGCATGTCGCGATGGCTTGCCGATCACCTGGCGCAGATGCTCCTCTACGGCTACGCCGTGGGGGAGATGACGGCGGCGCCGGATCGGAGCGGGGTCGACACGCTCTGGGCTTACAAGTCGCCGGCGTTCGGCTTCCGCACCGACAAGGCGGGGCAAATTACCATCGTGCAGGAGTCGGTCCTGGACGGAGAGCGCACTCTGAACCCGGACTCGGCACTCCACACGGCGTATAGGCCCGAGGGGTGCGACCCGAACGGACGTAGTCTGTTCTTCGCGTCTCACACGTTCTGCCAGGCGTGGCTCGACATCGCGCACGCGTTCCGGGCGACCTGGAAGCGGAACGGCATCCCGATCTATCACGTCCACACGCAACTCCCAGAGACGCTCAACGACCCGGACGGGAGCACGGGAAGCGCGGTCGCGTCGGCCCTCGGTTCGAACTGGGCGGAAACGATGCGGAGTCAAGTCATGGACGGCCGCGCGAAGGACTTCTGCACGGCCAACGTCGGCGATACGTCCGTGCGGGTGATCGGCGCGGACGGCTCGATCATTGACATTGCCGTGAGCAAGCGGGCCATCGTCGAGGAGATCGTCGTGGCGTCCGGCATCCCAGGCTGGTTGCTTGGCTACATCTGGAGTAGCACGGAGCGGCTCTCCAGCGTCCAGGCCGGACTGCTCACCACCAGCGTGCAGGGCATCCGGCGGGCGGTCGAGCCTTGCATCCGGCGGGTGGTGGGCACGCATCTGCGACTCTCCGGCCGGCGAGGGGCGGAATACGAGATTGAGTGGTCCGACGTGTCGATGGTGGACCTGGAGGCCACGGCGCGTGCGGCGTCCCTCGATGCGGCTGCGCAGCTGTCGCGCCAGAAGTATTATCGGCAACTCTGGGCGGACGGAGTAATCAGCCAGGAGCGATACGCACAGGAGATGACGGGCATGGCGCAGGTCGAGGTCGAGATGGAAGCCCCGACGATGGCGCCTTCCCGCGGGGCAGGGACGGAAACGGGGACGGCGGCATGATTGCGGAGATTTGGCGGGCCTACCAGGCGGCCCGGGCCCCCTACGAGGTGCCGCCTGTGTCGCCGGCCACGCTTAAGGCGATGCGGGAACTGGTGGCAACCCTGCCGGTCGATGACTTGCCGGACCTGATGCACTCCTCGGCCGAGTCGTTGATTCGGACCCGAAACCCGGCCGTCCGGTCGGCTCACTGGTGCAAGTTCCTAGCCGCGCGGGAGCGGCTGGACGCGGAGATGAGGTGGACGCGATGAGCTACGTACACGAGTCACTAATCGAGGTCCGGGCGGCGCTGGCGGAGCCTACCGATGATGATCTCGCCATCTTGAGCAGGAGCGATTACGCAGGCGGGGCCACTGACGGTCTCTCCGTGCGGGAGATGCTCCTCGCTCACGATCAGTACGACCGGACGTTTGAGCGGTTTCCGCCGGCCTACCTGGCGAGGTTCGCGGAGACGTTGCCCGGGAAGTCCGTTCTGGCCGGCCACGATACCGGCCGGCTGCCGATGGCCCGCTTCTTCCGGGCGGACGTGGAGCAGCGGCGCGAGAGCGGGTTTCCCACGCTGCGCCAGCCGGGCAAGGACTACCCGGCCGACCCGGGGGTGAAGGCCGCGGAACTGGTGCCCGGGTTCGAACCGCGGAACCGCACCGTGCGATGGCTCAAGGGTGGCTTCTACTACCCGGCCGATCCGGACCTGGACGCGAAGATCACGACCGGCATCTATCGCAGCGTCAGCATCGGGTTCCGGTTTGCGGACCTGGACTGCGACGTCTGCCGGAAGAGCTACCTGCGCGGGGACTGCCCCCACTTGCTCGGGCAGGAACTGGACGACGGGCGGCGCGTCACCGGGACCTACTCCGGCGACGTGGCGCAGGTGGAGGCGCTGGAGGGCTCCATCGTGTGGCTCGGGGCGCAGCCGCAGGCTCGGATCATCAAGGCGGCTGACGGGCGGCTAATCGACACCCCGGAAAATCTCGCGAAGACTTTGACGGGAGAAGTTGACGCCCTGCGGCTGAAGTGGTATCAAAAGATGGCGTGTGACACCGGCTGTCCGCGCAAGATCTTCACGGGGCCCGGAGCCCCGATCACTTTGCCTCCTGGCCCGGAGCCGGGAACCACCGACATGGAGGCATCGGCTATGACGGCCGAACAACTCGCCGCACTCGAAACCGAGGTCGCGGCACTCCGGAAGCAGGTCGCGGAACTGGAGCCCCTGGCGGCTCTCGGTGCGTCCGCCGTGAAGACGGCGCAGACTCGCTACCTTGCCGCGGCAGCCCGCGCCGGCCGATCCGACGTTGAGGCGGTTGCAGTCGCCGATATGTATGGCGCCCAGCGCAAGAGCGACGATCTGCTCAAGCTCGCCGACGCGCTTGACGCGGAAGTCGCGGCCCGCACGCCCATCACCCCATCCGCCGACGTGAAGTCGGCCCTGGTCAATTCCGACCACCCCACTGCCCGGAGCGCGGATGAGATCCTCGCCTCGGCCGGCCTGTAGGAGACACGATCATGCCTGTTCGCGGGATCGGCACCGACCCTTCCGGGGCACCGCCCCCGGTCCGCCTCTGCAATTACGTCCTCGCCAGCTACACGGCGGCTGGAACGTCCGCCCCGGCTGATGGCGACATCGTGAGCTACTCCAGCGCGGGGAATGACCGCATCGTGATGTGTCCCGATGACACCACGAAGCTCATCGGCCGAGTCAAGGGCGATCCGAACACGACCGACCTCACCGTCCAGGTCGAATGGCTGGACGTGGTGCGGTTCGTCGAGGTCGACTGCGACGACGCCACCACGGCGACGCTGCTAAACGCGGCGATCAAAGACGGGAACACGACCGTCGTGAACAACTTCGACGCCGGATCGACCACCGGCGGGCTCAAGGTCATCTCCAAGAGCGGAACTTCCGGCGCGATCACCATGGCTTGCGCCGTGCTGGCGGGAGGGTAAGCGGATGAAGCGCGGGATCATCAACGACCTGGATCTGGGCTTCTACACCCAGGCACGCCGGGAGAAGCGGGCGCCGCTCAACTGGCTGACGGACAAGGTACTTGAGGCCGAGGAGAAGGATGGGCGCGACCCGTCCGAAGCACTCCAGAAGCACATCGAGGCCACGCAGCGGCATCTGGGGGTGACGGACCCACTGAGTCGGCGCGGGCAGATGGCGGCCGGGATCGCGTGCCAGACCTACGGGGTCAAGCGCGAACTCCAGGCGCGGCGGATCAATCTCTACTCGGACACCTGCGAGAAGTTCTTCGGCCCCGGCTCGGAGACCGACTCGCCTCTGTGGCCGGCGATGCTGGCTTCCAGCTTCATCGTCGCCCGCGTCAGCAGCGGCCTTGCCGACCTGATGACGTTCGCCGATGTGCAGGTGGAGTCGATGAGCGTGGATAAGGTCCGGCTCAACGAGGCCGCCGACGCCCGCCAGATGCGGAACGTCGGCCTCGGGGAAGACCTGCCGGAAACGAGCATCTCCGCCGTCGAGACGAACGTCAAGATGCGGAAGTATGGCCGCTATCTCCGCTACGTCCGCGAAGTCACCACGATGACGCCGCTGGCGGTCGTCCAGGGCTTCATTCGGCAGATCGGGATGCAGCGGGCCGTCGATGAGACGGACGAGGTGCTGGAGATCCTGCACGCCGGAGACGGGGAGAGCGGTTCGGCCGTCACCGACACCACGCCGGCCACCGACGCGACGCTGGTTTACAACGACTTGGTGAAGCTCGAGCTGGCCTTTTCCAACGGCTACATGGGCCGGGTCTACGTCGCGGACGCTACGAACTTCCAGACCATCCTCCAGATGTCCGAATACAAGGATCCGCTGGCGGCGCGTGGGGTTCGGACGGATCGGGACATGCCGAGCGTGCCCACCCCGAGCGGGGGCGGGCTCATCTACCGCTGGCAGTCCACTGGCTCGACCTACATGGCGGAGACGGGCGGGCGCATCGCTGCAGTCGATCCGTCGCAGGCGTGCTGGATCGCGAGGAGCAGCCTGCTTGAAGACGCGGAAGACATCGTGCGATCCTCGCAGGTCGGCGTCGCGCTCTCCTACCGCATGGCGGTAATTAAGGGCGACCCGAACTGCTTCAAGAGCCTCGATATCACGGCCTAATCGGCGCGAAGTTGGGTGCCCCCGCTCGGGCAGGCCGGGGGCATCCAGCAATTCAGGAGATTGAGACATGGGCACCAGCCTGAAAAACCACCCGCGCATCGGGGACTCCACGATTGAGGTGCAGGCAAGTGACCTGGCCTCGAACATCTCGCCGAACTTCGGCACCGGCACAGTCACTTGCGGGGCGATTGCGGCCGGGGATAGTGCGCTCGCGATTACCGGTGCGACTTCCGGCGGCGGTGTGTCCATCACGTCGGGGCAGGGGTCTGCAAGTGGCGCGGGCGGGACGGTAACCGCCACCGGTGGCGCGGGCGGCGCAACGTCCGGCGCGGGCGGTGCGGTCACCTTCACCGGTGGGGCTGGAACAGCAGGCAACTCGGCCGGCGGCGCATTCGCCGCGGTCGGTGGTGCGGGCCAGGGGACGGCCAACGGCGGCGCGGCGAGTGTGACGGGTGGAGCGTCTGGAGCAGGCGCCACCGGGAACGGCGGCGCATCCAGCCTCGTGGGCGGTGCGGCGGCGTCCACGAACGGCACGGGCGGCGCGGCGGCGGTCACTGGCGGAGCCGGAGTTGGTACCGGCGCAGGCGGTGCTGCGAGCGTCACTGGCGGGGCTGCGGGAGCTACGGGCAACGGTGGGGCTGCTTCCCTTGCGGGGGCTGCTGGCGGCGCGACGAGCGGAACCGGCGGCGCGGCCAGCGTAACGGGTGGCGCTGGGGCAGCCGGTAACTCCGCGGGCGGCGCGGCGAGTGTCACGGCGGGTGCCGGACAGGGCACTGGCGCAGGCGGGGCTGCCTCGATCACGGCGGGGGCCTCGGGGGCAGGAGCCACGGGCAACGGCGGAGCGGTTAGCGTCGTCGGCGGGGCTGCTGCCTCGACGAACGGCAACGGCGGGGATGTGGTTCTTCAGCCCGGGCAGTTGGCCGGGACGGGGGCCGCGGGCATCGTCCGGATTGCCGGGACGGCTCCGAAGGCGTTCGCCCGGAACGTGCTCCGGTCCACCATCGCATCCGGGGGCACGATCACCGACGCCGAGACGGCGGGGCAGGTGCTCTACCAGGACGCCTCGGGCGGGAACGTCACGATGACCACCCGAACGGGAACGCAACTGGCGGCATACTTCGCGGGGATGGCGGTCGGGAATGCGATCTCGATCTTCTGCGCGAGCAACCACGCGACGAACACCAGCACCATCGCCGGCGGAACTGACGTGTCGCTGGTGGGGTCCGGGGCAGTCACGCAGACCGGCGGAACCTTCCTGCTCATCAAGACGGCAGCCACGACGTTTGACCTGGTGAGGGTCGGATAGGTGGCCTATTCGGTCGATCTCCTCGGGGGAGCTTCGCAGGCGCTCACGACGGCCGCGACGACGACGGCGGCGGTGAACCTGCCGGACGGCGGCGCGGCGCAGTGGATGCTTGAGCTTACCTACGAGGGGACGGCCGGAGACGGAGGCGACAGCTTCCACCCGATCCTTCAAACCACGCTGGACGGCGGCTCCGTCTGGCAGGATGTGGCCTCTTCGGCCTCGATGGTCGGCGGCGTCGTGGCGGCTGTTACAGAGTTCATTGAGGCGCTCACCCCGAAGGCGGCGGCCCGACTGGCGGCGTCCGACGGCGCGATCAACGCCAGCACGATCAACAGCACCGCACTGGGGCCTCGGGTGCGGCTGAAGGGCAAGTTTTCCGACGCCGACAACGACGGCAGTTGGACGGTCAGCAGGGCGCGCCTGCACGTCTACGGGTAGACGCTCATGGCGAGCGTCTCCACGCCGGACATCCAGGACGTTCTCCGCGCAACGGGCCTTGCCGAGTATGCGGCGCTCGACACGGACGCGGAGCAGCTCCTCGCATCGACCATCTCCGAGGCGGTAGCTTACACGGCGCTGGCCATCGGCGAGTCCACCTACTCCAGCAGCAGCCTCACGGCCAATCAGGCACTCCTGATTAAGCGGGCGGTGATCCTGCGGGCGGGCTCGATGGCACTGGTCAATCCGCGGGTGCGGGCGGCAGTGGGGACGCCGGAGCCACTCCTCGGCGAAGAGGGTGCGGCCATCGGCGAGGCGGCTGCGGAGATGCGGCGCGAGGCGGAGAGCATTGAGACGCTCATCAGCACCGGCACCGACACGCAGAAGCCTTTCGCCCTGCCGGCCTCGGCGGTGAGCAGCTTTACGGTATCCAGCAGCGAGCGCACGCCGTCTGAACTGAACGCACTCCGGGACGAGACGGACGACGTGAGCGCCTGGGATACGGACAACGGCTGATGGTCGCGATGAAGATCGACACAACCGGGTTTGAGCAGGCGGCCGACCGGATGGACCAGACGGCGCGGCGGATGGATGCCGAGATCCGGCAGGCGAACGCCGAGATCGGCGCGATGATGGTCGCTACGTCTGAAGGCGAGATCGACCGGCGGACGGTTCGCAGGACTGGGAAGCTCCGGGGTGGCGAGGAGTATCGCGTCGAGGGTCGGAAGGTCCGCGTGATCAACCCCGTGTGGTACTCCCGCTTCGTTGCGGCGAAGAAGGGCGACTGGCACAAGGCGGCGGCGCGGCGGCGATCGAGGGTCATCCGGCAGCACTACATTGAGGCGGCGCAGCGGGCCCTGGGAGCGGGCGAATGACGCACCAGACCGGGCTCCGGAAGGCGCTGAAGGCGTTGCTCTCCAGCGTGACGAACATCGGCACGGTGGACACGGTGCGGCTCGATCCCGACGACCTGCCGCGGAAGATTGCCTCGGTCGGTGCGTCGGGTCAATACTGGAGTGTGCAGGTGCGCGGGGTCCGTGACGAGCCGGCCACGATTGGCGGCGGGCTTCGGCGGGCGCTGTTCCGTGCGGTAGAATTTCGGCTAGAGGGGTGGCGTGGGATCGTTGGGACGACGGACGCCGCAGAGGAATTCGAGGCGGTGATAGATGGTGCTTTGGACAGGCTGCAGACGGGGCACGCGACGGTGATCGGGCACGTTCCCGGCTTCTTGGACTGGCGCGACCTGGGCGCGACGGTGATTGACATCGTGCGGGTCGGGGCCAGCGGTCGGGCGCATCACGCGGTCATCACCGGCACGGCGGAATTCTACGCGGAGGCTCGCTGATGGCGACGACATACACGTACACCGGCAACATCCGAACCAGCGGCTACTTCCAGGCAGAGGCGTCTGTTGAGTTGTCCGGCGCGATCAAACAGCACGTCGATCAGTCAATCGCGTTCAACAACGCCGGCGGCGACGAGCCGGACATCCAGGGTTTCTTCTACGGCATCGGGAGCATTTCTGGGGCGGTTGATATGCTTCTGGCGCACGCTTCCGACCCGATGCAGGGTGCGGGCGACGCCACCTACTGCCCCGGGTTCACTGTGGCGGGGTCGAAGCTCAAGTTCCTCCGCATCCGGAACACGACGGCCGCAGGCGGGGGCAATCTCGCCATCGCCCGCGGGGCGGCGAACGGGCTTCCGATCTTTGACGCCGCCGGCGACGCGCTCTCGCTCCCGCCTCAAGGGGAGATTACGCTCCATCTCCAGACGGGGACGGCGGCGCTCACCACGGGCAGCAACGACAAACTGACGGTCACGCCATCCTCGGGAACGGTGACGTTCACCATCCTGGCGGTTTACGGAGGCTGATGAGATGGTGAAGAAGGACGGCAGGACGGCCGACAAGGGGCTCCAGGCGGCCGACCCAGGGGTTGTGCGGTTCGATCCGGTGCGGAAATGCAACTACCACCTGAACGAGTCGATGGAGCGCGTGGAGCACGGCGTCCCTGATGGGTTTGAGTTCGACGATCACGGCCAGCTGCGGCCGATGAAGGAGGCCTGACATGGCAACTGCTGGTGGGGCGCTTCCGGCGCGAACCGGGACGATCCTCTACTCCGCGCAGAGCGTCCAGGGGACGCCGGTAACCCCGGCGACGGCCTGCGGCATCTGCTCATTTACGCAGGTCAAAGAGGAAGGGCTGACGGGGATCCACACGCTTGGGCAGGCGGCGGTCCTGTCAGTGCGTGAGGGGCGGTCGTTGGCCCGGCTCACGCTGAACATCACCGCGGTCCAGAATGAGACGCTCATCGCCCGGGCGCTGCGGTCGTCCGGCGTCGTGCCGTGGACGACCTTCGGCGGCGGCTACGTGGACGACGCGGGGACGGTGCTGGCCTGGCAGATGCAGGACGCGAAGATCAATACGATTGACGTGAGCCTCGACGCGGCCGGGGTGCTCTCCGCGACCCTGGAAATCATTGGCGGGCTCATTACGAGCCTGACGACCGGCATGGCGGCGGCGCACCTGACGGATACCGTGCATTCGGGCTTTGACGGCGTGCTCACCAAGGGCGGCGCCTCGTGGGAGTCGATCCGCTTTCGGCTGAACGTGAACAACAACATTACGCCTCAATACGTCATCCCCGGGGCGGCTCCGTCGTCCTTCAAGCGCGGCTTCGCCTACCTGCCTGAAGGCGATCAGGACGTGAGCGGGGAGATCACTCGCTTTGCGGCGTCCGCGGTGGACCTGCAGGCAGCGTCAATGTCCGACTTCGCGATCAGCCTGGCCATGACGGACATCGGGGCCAGCGGCAACGTGAGCACCTTCGCCGTGGCCGGCGCGAAGTTTGGGTCGGAGAGCTGGTCGGTCTCGCCGGGTGGCTTCCACGAGTTCACTACCCCATTCATCGCCAAGACTGCGACCATCTCCTGATGAGTGAGCCTTCGCCCTTTGAGAGGTGCTTCGCAAGCGAACTCCCCGAGGAGGTTTTCGAGCCTGCCTCGGGGACGCGGCTCCGGCTCCGGATGATGGATGCGGCGGACGCGTCCGAATTCGAGCGCCGGATGGCGGCCGAGGTCGAGTCGGCGCCGTTCGCGGTCTACTGCTGGTTGATCTCCCGAGTAATCCTCGGGGGTTCGATTGGCGGGCGGGAACTGCCGGCGGACCCGGCCGCCCGGGAGAATTGGCTGCGCGAGGCGAAGTTGACAAAGCCGGTCTTTGACGCCCTGGGGCTGGAGTGCCTGCGAGTGTGCGGGTACGGAGCGGCACTGGGAAACTAACGTCGCTCCTGCGGGAGCTGGAGGAGCAGGCATTTGAGCGATGGCGGCCGAGACATCCAGGAGAGCCTACGGCGCCTGGCGTCTGGGGGCGCATCG